AAACCAAACGACGTACCACTAATAGTCTTATAATCCACAAGCATCAGATTACCAGACTCGTCTTCCATATAAGCATCAGCAGTGCCAACCCAAGGATACTGAAAATCATTACAAGAAATCTCAACTTCACTAGCATACGGCTGATGAGCCTCGCCCATGATAGTATGAATCTGCTCGTGAATAGCCGTACCCTGTAGCAGCGGGAGCGTATTCATCCAAGGCTTATCCCACACGTTAGGATAACCATGATGATAATACAATACCGTGTGACGATCATGCTGGAGATGACTAGAAAAGTGCAGCATACCATCATTACGCGGGGAGTTAGTTGCCTGCTTAATTGCGTCAATTAGCGTCTTCATAATCCTCTAGATAATCCTCCCAATCAGAGCACATGATACCATTACCATCCTCAACCTGAACATACACACCACCATCGGTATGCACCCTAGCGTAGATACTCAGCAAACGCTGACCATTGTAAAACAAAGCCGACTCATTATCATGCGAATCACCTTTGCTGACAAACTTAAACACGCTGCTTCTCCTTCAACTTACGAGCCTGCCGAAGCGCCTTAGCCTCAGCCTTCTTCTTACCCCGCTCAAGCCTACGATTCATCGCAGCCTCCAACTTATTCTTCTTAAGCGTACCCTTCACAGCCATCAGGACTCCTTATCCTTATCAAACCACCACACAGTAGCACGAAACTTAGGACGATTCTTCTTATCAGGAACCCGCCTAAACGCCCAAGTCTTATAACCCATATCATAAAGCATATGACTTACCCCATTGAGCGTAGTGCTTGTTCCAACAAACTTGTCATCCAATTCAATATGCCAAGCCACCATAGGATCGACTCCAGACGGGCGGCCTCGCTTCCGCTTATAAGTGACAACAACTTCATGCTCCTTATGCTTTTTCTTTTTACCCATTAGAATCCCGGTTCCCATTTAACATCATCAATATTACTATTTTCTTTAGTATTATATGTATATTTATCAAGAATATCTTCTACATACTCTTTATAATCTCTATCCCACTCTAGATAATCTTCATAGGACCAAGTATCATTATTCATATGATCTCTCCATATTTTATATGTGGATTGTACCATACAATATTCCTTTTGTCAAGTTACTGGGGGACTAGGATTCGAACCTAGATACCGGGGACCAAAACCCCGTGTCCTGCCGTTAGACGATCCCCCAATATGAAGGGTAGGAAGGGTACGCCCAACCTTCGTTCTCGCGTCAATTCTCCTACCCAGTGGAGTCACTAGGATTTGAACCTAGACCTTACGGGTTAAAAGCCCGACGCGCTACCGTTACGCTATGACTCCGATACTCGGGGTGTAAGAATCGAACTTACATTCAACGATTAACAGTCGTTTGTCTTGCCGTTAGACGAACCCCGAATGCGGGTGGAGGGAATCGAACCCCCACACCTTGCGGTACCTGATTTTGAGTCAGGCGCGTCTACCAATTCCGCCACACCCGCTAACCGTTATGCTGCAGAGCGCCTAAAAGCGCACCACACAGCAGCCTGAGTATCCCTAGGAGACAAGTCTAGCACACTACCAAGCGTAATGCAAGCCTCCGTCACCTCAGACCTAATCTTATCATTCACATCACTACCATAACCAGCAGCCTTACTCATAATACTATCAACAGTAACAGGCTGAGTATAACCAAGAATATTAAGATAAAAGTTAGACACCTTAGGTCCGGTAACGAGACGACTATAGTACCGCTCGTTAGCAACAAGCATACCCTTAGCAGCATTACGAGTGAGGATACCATAATGCTTACGATGCTTATAGGTAGGCTTAGTCATGTCCTGAAGCAGTAGATTTACGGCTTCAGTATTCTTGCTCCACCTAGCACGAGGGCTAGTGACGGCCAGCATAGCGGCCACACGCTCCGGGCTGATGCTGTACGACTTTGCCTGATTCCGGCAATAAATCCAAGCCCCGGGATACCAAGCCTTGCCCTGCTCAATAGCAAGATCAATACCATAGGCATCCATAATCTTGTAATACTTATTGGCAGTAGTCATCAAATCTCCTCCACGTAATCAATATCAACGCTCATGGTATCCCAATCCAGATGATAATTATGCAGTCCCTCATCAGCCACAAGGTCCGGCGCGATCTCCTGCGCAGTCTCCTCATCAAGCGCACTAACAGTCACAGTAAGATACACAGGAATAGTCATGCTGACCTGATACTCACGATTGAAATCATTCTCGTCAATAGTAAAACCAAGACGAGTCAGCGTATCAACAACATAATCAACATCAAGGCCAGTATTATCAATAGCATACTTAGCGGCTTCTACGATCTCATTATGATCTCCACGCTCTACAGCACGAGTATTAAAATGCTCAAGCATAGGAAACAGCAGGCTACATTCCCGCGCATTACCATCAGCGAGAGAAGTAAGCAGGCGCACCTTACCCTCCAACTCGTTAATCTTACTTACAAGTGCCTCGTTTGTCATGCTAATCATCTCCTGTTGCAAATAACCCATCAAATATCCTCTTCCTGCATCGCATCATACATAGCATCAGCCTGTGCCCAAAGATAATCATCCCGCAACTGCTCTCGCAAATGATACGGAAGATCATCATAATCAATATAACCCTCGCGGTAATCGTAAAGCGCACGATCATCCTCAGTCATATTCTCATCCATCCAACCATCACCAACCACAACAGTCATCAAAACCACCCCACGATCTCATCATGATACTTTGGATCAGCCATCATCTTCTTAGCCATCTCATCAATATCCGCCGTGATCTCAGCATAATCAGACTCACGCTCAACCAGATCCTCAAAATTATCAAACTCATCCCACTCAGCACCAGTAAAATCATCCATTATGATCCATTCTCCTTTGTAGTAAATTTCCATCTCAGTCAGCCCCTCTATCCCTCTATAGATAATCTCTTCACTACGTTCAGAGATTATCTTAGAGGGTATAAAGGCTTCGGCTTTCACGCTACGGCGTAAGCATCCTCCATGATGTAGTCAACAGCCTTCTCGGCCTGATTCGCCGCGCTGATAAGCAGCCCCGGCTCCTCCTTGCACGCCTTCGCCCAGCCCTTCATGTAGGCAGCCGACTGCTCCATGTCCGCAGGAATGTCAAGCGAGCCGCACAGCATGGCAGCGCCAAACTCTGCAACCAACTCCTCCTTAGCATACGTGCTAGTACCAAAACCAGCCTTCTCCAGCCGGTTCAGACGCTTCTCCGCGCCAGTGGCATGGATGATCTCGTGAGCGAGAGTCTGAGCATACCACGACTGCTGCTTAAACATATCAGGGGTAGGCATCTGGATGGTATCCATCGCAGGAATGTAGCAGGCACGGTTGCCGCCGTACTCGTACGAATGGAGATTATCATGGCACCACGAGTCAAGGACGCTAATACCAGCGTACTGCTCGTCACCGTCAGGCTGAACCGGAACCTCAGCCTCAGAGTCATACTCAGGCAGATTCTCGCACTGCGAAGCGTGAAAAACCTTGTAGTAAATGGTCTTCCAGTAGGTGTAAGTCTCTACCTCACCTTCAGAGTTCTCCTTGTCAAACTTTGCAGGAGCATTATACACCACGATGGTGTGCTTGCTGCCCTTCTTTACCTTAGCGTTAAGATCCTTCACATTGGTAAACGTGAACCACCGGGGATCAGTGCTACCAAACTGCTCCTGAAGGAAGCCAAGATACACACGATTAAAACCATTGTAAAGTCTGCCACTAGCACCATTCTGCGGCTGGTAAGCCTTACTTACAACCCACGGCTGCTGCCAAATAGCCACACCCTGCTCCATCTGCTCAATCAGAGCCGCAGTGACCTGCTGGTAAAGTTCCTTCTTCAGTTCGGGCTTCATCATTTTTCCTTTCCGGTTTCCGGCAACTATCTCTCTATATATTATCTCTTCACTTCGTTACAGAGATAATATTAGAGAGTATAAGGGTCCTCAGCGGCCAGCCAACAAGCGGCCTGACCTTCCTCGTCCGCAAGTTCACGATTATCATACGAGTTGTAGTATTCCCAAGTGTAACCCTCATCCTCACTAACGTACACATCGTAACAATCTTCAGCAATCATATCGACATAATAGGTATACATTTTACAGCCTCTCTGTTGTAAAAAATAAGGGTAGCAGTAGGGTAGTATTCCTCATGCCCTCGCAGCGCCTTAGAACGCACGCTAGGGGCCTTAAAATGGACGCTAGTGTTAGACCTTAGCCCTCTCATCCTGCACAGCCTCCACAAGCCGCGCAATCTTCCAAATAGCCTCACTCACATCATTCTGCCGATCCTGATACTCAGCCTGAACATACGTGTTATCAGCACGCAGCGCAGCATCATCCAACTCCATGACCAGCCAATCAAGCGTACCAGCATCAAGATCAGCAAGAATATCATCAAACATTTTACAAACTCCCCGCTAGTATTTTACAACTACGCCGCGCGCTGAGTGTAGACGAACGCGATCTCGTGCCAATCGTAACCGCACGCCTCCACGTACTCGCGCAGGTCCGCCACATCATCACCCGTGAGGTTGTAGTGGCAAGTCTCCATGCACAGAGCATCCGTGCTGGCGAGCATCTCGTCGTTGATCTCCACGTAGAACCGCATATCAGCCTCCTTGGCTATCGGATGAACACAAGCCTAGCACACATCCCGGCTAGGCGTCAAGTGACGATTTCCCGTCAGGTTCAGTCGGCGTCGCGCTGCACGGCGTCGGCACCGATGCGGGAGCAAGTGGGCAGGCCCTTAGGCTCGCTACCCGTGCGCTTGCCACGCTTGGCGTAGCCCTTGGACTTGCTGGCGTACCGGGCCGCCACACGCTCGCTGTGCTTGCTGCTCAGGCGCTTGACCGTGAAGCGCTGCCCGTCGATCACGACGCTGACCGTGTTCCTGCCACGCTTGCCCATTCGACCGATCACCTCCACATCACCGCCGTCCTTGACGGCCTCAGCGCACACCTTGCACACACCGCTGGCGTTCACACGCCGCGCCTTCTTGTGAAATCCACAAACCTTGCACTTGACCTTCTCCGACGGCGTGGCCTTCGGCTCCTGCGTCGTCGGCTCGTCCATGCTCAGCGTGCTGCGGAGCGAGGCCCGGTCCTCAGCGGAGAGGCTCTCGATCTTGGCGATCATCTCGTCAGTCGTCATCTTTACTCCCTCTTGGTTTCTAGTTCTTCTCACTTCGTTCGAAGAACTATAAACCTAAGAGGAGAGTAGGGTTCCAAGCCGATCTCCCTATACTCTCTACTTATAGAAGTAGAGAGTATAAACTATCCTAATAGTCTTAGACTAACTAATGCCAAAGGCACTTAGTTAGTATCTAAGACAATAGGATAAACCTACTCTACTCCGTAGAGTAACATAGACTCTACGAGTCTAAACGTACAATCTAGACTTTACAAAGTAAAGCCTAGATTATGGCTTAAATACACATCTTTACTGTAGTTACTAGTAACTACTAAAGATGTATGTTCTAGCCAAATAAAAGATACTTATGAAATAAGTATGAGTAATACTACTAACATTGTTAGTAGTATTAGTTCTTTATAGTATATATATATATACTATAGGCTGGCTGATACTAGTAGAAGATACTATAGGTATTATATATATAATACCTAGCACCTCGTAAAATCTTGCCTCGTAAAATCTACATCACCTATGGGTCTACCCTTGTAAAATGTTAGTAAAATCGGCTCCTGCGTATCCGTATGCGCATACCCGTACCCCCGTTATGACCCACCCACATATATATAATTACTATGCATATATTTTTTGAACATTTTGAGTTTGGCTTAAAACCGTTATTGTATGTTAAGTGTTTGTTAAGTTTGCAGATTCTATTTCCGATTTGTGTGACTTTTTACGTTAGTATATATGAGGGCTTGTTTTCTATGCACCGGAGGGGGTGTTTATGTCTTACGCGAATATGGATGGTGTGCCTACGCAGACTGCGGGTACGAGTGAGTTGCTTGCTTCGGATTGGAATACCTATGTCCGGGATAATTTTGATTCGATTAAGTTTGGTCATGTTGTGTGTACTAGTTCTACTCGGCCGACGGGTATTGCTGAGGGTACGATGATTTATGAGACTGATACGCAGAAGGTTCTTGTGTATAATGGGTCTTCGTGGGTTGAGGTTAATGATTTGGATAATAATGGTGGGGCGAGCGCTGGGTTGAATACTGGTTATCGTTTTGTTGAGTATGTTGTTCATACTTCTAGTGGTTCTTTTGCAAAGGCTTCGTATGCTTATTTGCGTGGTATTAGGGTTAGGTGTATTGGTGGCGGGGGTGGTTCTGGTGGTACTGGGGCTACGGGTGCCGCGCCGAGTGTTTCTGCGACTGGTGGTGGTGGTGGGGGCGCGTATGCTGAGAGTTTTATTACTGATATTGCTGGTTTGTCTTCTAGTGTTACTGTTACTGTTGGGGCTGGTGGCACTGCGGGCGTTGGTGGTGGTAATGGCGGCACTGGTGGATCATCTTCTTTTGGTAGTTTAGTTATTGCTGTTGGGGGTAGTCCTAGTCTTGGTTCTGGTAATGGTGGTGATAGTGTTGGCGGTGCGGGTGGTTTAGCGGCATCTTGTACGGGTACTATTGTTATTGGTGGTACTTCTGGTGTTTTATCTGAGGCTTATGGCGCTGGCGGTGCCTTTGCTGCTGGCGGTGCTGGTGGGTCTTCTGGTGCTGGTGGTGGCGGAGGAGTTAGCGGCGCAACTAGCGGAGGGAGTGCTGTTACTGGAACTGCAGGAACTCAAGGTGGAGGCGCTGGTGGAACGTCTTCTAGGACTTGGGGCGCCTCTTCTCCCGGCGCTGCTGGTGGCGATGGATTAATTATTTTGGAGTTGTACGCATGAATACTTATGCTATTATTGAGAATAATGTTGTAACTAATGTTATTGTTTGGGATGGTGTATCGCCCTACGAGTGTTCTGGTGATCTTATTTTAGTTCCAGAAAACTTAAGTGTTAGTATTGGTTGGGAGTATAATAATGGTGCCTTTATTGAGCCTATTATTATTAATCCTTTGAATCCTATTGTTTAGAGGTTTGTTGTGTTTAATTCTAATGTTCAGCCTCGTATCCGTAAGGTTGATGTTCCTAAGGAGCCGTGGTTGTGTATGAAATGTAATGCTGAGAATCAGCATTACATGGCTCGTTGTGGTGCTTGTAATAATCGGAGGCCGCATTAGGAGGCTCTTGTGGGTAATTATTCGTATGATTCGGAAAAGTTGTCTGCTAAGACGCTTGAGGCTACGATTTTAGAGTTTCCTGAGAAGATGGGTTGGTTCTTATCTAAGGGTTATGCGCCGCATTATTATCAGGTGTTGTTTCATACGGATAAGAATGATAAGGTTCTTACTCGTTTTAGGCATCTTGTGGCTGGTCGTCGCGGCGGGAAAACGCTCTCTGCGGCGTGGGAAGTGTTATTTTATTGCTTGCATCCTAGTCAGTTTCATTTGGATGCGCATGGTAAGAAGAATGTTGAGACGCCTTTGTGGGTGTGGGCGCTCTCCGCGTCGTATAAGGTGGGCCGACCATCATACCTTACGTTTCGTGATGCTTGTATTAAGGCTGGATTGACGATTGGTAAGGAAGTTAAAGAGAATAAGGGTGGTTTGCGCTTCGAATTTGAGAATGGAAGCCTCGTAGAGTTCAAGTCTGCTGAGGATCCACAGTCTCTTCGCGGTGCTGGCTTGGATATTCTCTGGATGGATGAGGCCGCGTTCATTAAAACAGACGAGGCGTGGGGCGTTATTCGCCCATCGCTCTCGGATAAGCAAGGATTGCTTATTACAACGACGACTCCTAATCAGAAGAACTGGTTTTATGAGGAGTTTTTCTCTGACGAGTCGCGTAACGATAAGAATAACAGTCGTGTAGAGTACCGATCAATTGATAATCCGTACTTTAGGCGCGAGGAATGGGAATATGTGAAGTCTAGATATCACCCGCTGCTATTCGCACAAGAGTATATGGCGAGTTTTGACAGTATGGCAGGCAAAGACCTAGCCGGGGACTGGCTTCACTATTATACAAGCGAAGATCTTGTTGATTTAGAGGGCAAACCGCTTAAACTGCGTAAATACATGGGAGTTGACCCGGCAATCAGCCTCTCAGCGAACGCTGACAGGTTCGTGATTACTGTTATTGGGGTATCAGACTCTAACGAAGTGTTTCTACTAGAGCAGTACGCGGCGCGAATCCCGTTCGCTGAGCAACTTCTCAAGATTGAGGAGTATTATATTAAGTATAAGCCGGATATTATTGGGATTGAGTCTAATGCCTATCAGGCTGCGCTTGTGCAGCAGACTGAGAGGCTTACGAGTATGCCTCCTGTGGTGCCTTTGTTTGCTAAGGGTAAGAAGTGGGAGCGTATTTTGGCGATGAGTCCGTTGTTTCGGATTGGTAAGGTGAAGATTCGGAAGGAGCATACTGATTTTATTCAGGAGTGGGTGGATTATGATTCTGCTGCTCGTGCTCCGGCGGATGACTGTTTGGATTCTATGGAGATTGCTCTTCGTACTGCGGGTGCGTTGTTGGGGGATTATTCTCCTGCGCCTGTTGAGGAGGGTTCTTTGCCGGATTGGGTTCTTGCGGATCGTCCGGGTAATAGGAAAGAGGATCGTTTTGTTGACGAGTTTATGGGGAGTATATGGTAATGAGTTGGATTAATAGTCCTGATAATGCGGCTGATGCAGTTACTGGCGAGCGTATTTTTCCTCGCGAGCGAGTGTTTGATACGCAAATTCTAAATAAGAATTTTTCTTTTGATAATTCTAAAAATCAATTAGTTAAGGAGTCTACAATTGTTTGGTTGGCGGAACAGGCAGGATTCACTGTTATTACAAGTGATGCTGGAGATTCTGGAGACTCAAAAAACGTGGACGCAGGCGATGTTGAATCTAGAGACGGAGCGCCTTCGACTAGAAAAGTTAAGGCTAGAGGGAAGTAAGCCGTTAGAGAATGTTCCTATGGGGCAGTTGCGTGTTAGTGAAGATGAGCAGGACGCTGATTGGGCTTTGAAGAATGGCATTATTGATCTTGCAGAGTATAAGACGCTTTTGGAAAAGTCTGGGCTAGTTCCTTCTGATATGGAGTTTGTGTAGTGAGGCTTTGGGGGCTTCTTGCATGGTTTTGTGAGGATCCTGCGGATTTGCGTAGGGCTATTTTGTCCTATGCTTCTTTTGTTGATGGTATTGTCGCTGTTGATGGTGATATGCAGGTTGCTAAAAGTGCAAGAGAAGAGTATTTTGCTGGTTATTGGAAGTTTATTGATAAGCATCCTTTTTTGCAGTTGCACGTTGGTGAGGGGGCGGATGGTGTTAATTCTCCTTTTGAGCAGGTGCGTGCAATTGAAGAGGCTTGTAAAGAGGCTGGTTTAGAGTGTGTTATTATTCGTCCTGATAAAATTTGGCAGGGCGAAACGGATAAACTAAATTATTGTTTTAGTATTATGCACAATTATTGTGATTGGTTTACGTATATTCATGCTGATTTTGAGTTAGATAATGATACTACTAATGTTGCTGATGTTTGTAAAGAGTTGGCTGCTTTAAAAAATACTAATGTTGTTTGGGCTAAAGAGTGGGCGGTGGATAATCCTAAAGAAAAGAAGACTAGTAGGCAGGATATTAAAGCAGGAGAAGAGGGCTTGTCGCCTTTGTTTATTAGGGCTTCGCCGTATCTTAGTGTTAAGAAACGGCATTGGTACTGGTTTTATACTCCTCCTGTTGGTCAACGTTTATGTTTGACTAAGCGGCTTATTGGTAGTGAGAAAATTAAGGGTTATAGGTATGAGAGCGAGTATCATTTAAAGGCGCCTTTTAGGGTTAAGCATTGGGTTTTGTGGCAGGATAAGTTGCGTATGCGCTTTAAGCATGAGTATTTGCGTGTTAAAAATAGCCAGTTTCATGAGACTGGTATTGATTAGGGGGGTGAGTTGTGGCAGAAGAGTATTCGGATGGATATTCTAACGAGGATAAGCCAGAGGGGTATGCTCCTGCTGATAAACTCGTTAAGATGGTGGATGAGTTGCAGCGCCAGCGCGAGCGTATGGAGCAGCAATGGAAGTTAAATCTTGCTTTTTATAAGGGTAAGCAGTATGTTTTTTATAATAGGAAGTCGCGTCGTATTGAGGCTCTTCCTACGGATGATGGTGATAAGCCGCGTTATCGTGTGCGGTTGGTGTCAAATCAGATTGCTCCTAATACGCAGTCTTTGCTTAGTCGGCTTGTGAAGTCTAAGCCACAGTTTTTTGCTACTCCGGGGCAGGCGTCGTATGAGGCGCAGAAGGCTACGGAGATTGCTGAGAATCTTCTTGATTATTGGTGGGACGAGTTTAGTCTTACTGAGAAGCGGGAAGAGGCGATGATGTGGAGTATTATTTGTGGTAATGGTTTTTGGAAGATTACTTGGGATGATAAGGCTGGTCCGGGTATGCGGGTTATGGTTGATCCTACTGGTCAGCCTATTGTTGATCCTGTTGTGAAGCATTTTTTTGAGAAGAATCTTGAGGCTGCTGGTATTGATTCGGACGAGTTTGAGCAGATGATTTATCAGGGTGAGATTAAGGTTGATGTTATGTCGCCTTTTGATGTGTTGTTGGATGATTCTGCTTCGGTGTTTGAGGATTGTCAGTATGCGTTTTGTAAGCATCCTATGACGAGTGATGAGATTTTTTCTCGGTATGGGGTGCGTTTGAAGCCTAATGCTGTGAATAAGTATCCTGATGAGACGCTTCCGGGTGTGTTTGGTAGTTTGGATGCTAAGACGCAGGAGAATGTTCGGGTTGTGTATTATGGGTATTATTTGCCTAATGCTAAGAATCCTGCTGGGCGTTTTGTTGTGTTTACGAAGGATCCTTCGATTATTCTTTATGATGCGCCGTGGCCGTATCCTTTTGAGAAGTTGCCGCTTGTGAAGTTTCCGGGTATGCGTGTTCCGGGGCAGTTGTGGGATTCTAGTGTGGTTGAACAGGCAATTCCGCTTCAGAAGGAGTTGAATCGTACGTTGTCGCAGATGATTGAGTATAAGAATCTGACGTTGAAGCCGCAGATGTTGGCTCCGGTGGGTTCGTTGCGTCAGCGTATTACGGATGAGCCGGGTGCTATTTTTGAGTATAATCCGGTTGCGGGTAAGGTGCCTGAGTCGATTCCGATTCCGTCGTTGCCGCCGTATGTGTTTGAGCATTTGCAGGATCTTGGTAATCGTTTGAAGGATACGTTTGGTCTTAATGAGATTGTGGAGGGTAGTGTTCCTCCGAATGTTGAGGCTGGTGTGGCTATTGATCTTCTTCAGGAGGCGGCTACGGATCGTTTGGCTCCGCAGATTATGCTTATGGAGAAGGCGTTGGAGCGGTGTGGTAATCTTATGTTGCAGTTGGCTCAGGCGTATTATAATGAGCCGCGTACGATGATTATTACTGGTTCTGGTTCTAAGCCTAAGGTTGAGCGGTTTGAGGATGCGGATCTTATTAAGGGTGTTAGTGTTAAGGTTGAGGCTGGTTCTGGCCTTCCGCGTACTCGTGCTGGTCGTCAGGCTCGCGTGTTGCAGTTGTTGCAGATGGGTGTTTTGTCGCCTACGAAGGCGTATAAGTATCTTGATATGGCTGATTTTAAGGGCTTGCAGATGCAGTTTGAGGCTGATGAGGAGCAGGCTATGCGTGAGCATGATAAACTTATGGATGGTGGTATTGTGAATGAGCAGGCTGCTAAGCAGGCTCAGGATCAGTTGATGATGAGTATTATGGAGGGCGGTCAGGTTGATCCTATGTTGCTTCAGCAGAGTGTTGAGGCCGGGTTGCAACCGCTTGCGTATGAGAATAAGGCGGTGCATTTGGAGGTGCATTCTCAGTTTATGAAGAGTGCAGAGTTTGAGATGATGCCGCCTATGGTGAAGGATCAGTTCTATAGGCATTATGAGTTTACGCAGCAGGCGCTTGCTGCTGAGCAGTCGCCGCAGGGCGAGGCTCCGCGTGTTAGCCTTCAGTTGCGTGGTGCTGTTGGTCCGACGACTGGTTCTAAGATTCTTAATCAGGCTGGTGTGGAGAATGTTACTCCGCAGGAGTTGTTGGAGCCGCCGCTTGATACGGTGGTTATTGATAATAAGGATAAGCCGAATGCTGTTGAGGGTACGGCTGGGGCTATGGATCAGTATCAGATGGAGTTGTTGCAGAAGTTGCAGCAGAATCAGGCTGAGGCGGATCAGGAGATGGCTCAGGAGATGGCTATGAGGACGGTGCGCGGTGAGTAAGAGAACTGAGTGGACAGATGAGGATAAGGCTGCCGCTTATGTGATTTGGATTAGTAATGATAAGAATATTCGTGCTACTGCTAGGCAGTGTGGTATTGGTCATACGACGATTGCGTATTGGGTGAAGCAGTGGGAGGAGAATGGTCCTCCTGAGCGGCTTGATGATAAGATTCGTGCTAATGCGTACGAGTTTGTGCATCATGCTTCTACTGTGCGGCAGAAGGCTATGGATAAGTTGGAGGAGTTGATTCCTGAGGCTGAGATTAAGCAGTTGGGGACTCTTGCTACTGTTGTGGGTATTATGGATGATAAGATTCGTTTGGCGCAGGGTTTGGCGACTAAGCGGACTGAGACTGTTCATACTCTTCCTACGAAGGAGGAGATGAAGGAGTTGATGAGTGGTTTTGCTGATAATCTTGTTAATGCCGCTGAGGAGCGTGCTAGTGAGGTTGTTGAGATTACTGCTGAGAGTGTTGTTGTGAATGATTAGCGACCAACCGGAATAAGCCGGAGTCGTTGTATTATTGGAGGGTACCATGAGTGATGGTATTGATATGGACGGCGCTTTAGAGGCGTTGTCGGCTGAGTTGCCGGACGAGGCTCCGGTTAACGAGGCTCCTACTACGGATCAAGCGATTGTGGAGGACAATCAGTCTGAGGCTGAATCCTTTACTGGTTTTGATCCTAGTGTTCTTCCTGAGGATATGCAAGCGGTATATAAGTCTATGCAGGCTGATTATACTCGTAAGACTCAGGAGATTGCAGAGTTGCGTCGCGGTTTTGGGGCGCTCTCTGAGCATGGAGTAGATCCTGATGTTGCGCTACAAGCAGTTGGATTCGTGCAGGCGTTGAATGAGGACCCGGAGTTTGCTATGCAAATTGCGGCGCAGATTCAGCAGAATGCGGGAACACCCAACGTTAGCCAGCCTACGGTGGAGACTACTTCTGAGAATAATAGTTACGAAGGGCTTCCTCCGCAAGTTGCGGCTGAGTTAGAGGAGATGCGAGCATTCCGTGAGAGTATGCTTGAGTTTCAGGCTCAGCAGGAGTCGTTGGAAGAGTTAGAGGCTATGGAGAATACTATTCGTGTTTCTAATCCTCAGTATACTGATGATGATTTGGAAACGATTTATTCTTTGGCGTATGCTCATGATGGGGATCTTATGGCTGCGGCTGAGCAGTATCATGCTATGCAGCAGCGTATGCTTGGCTCGTATTTGCAGTCTAAGCAGGTTCCTATGGGTGCTACGCCTGCGCCTACTTCTCCGTCTAGTTCGCCTAGTCCGGGCTTTAAGAGCCTTGAGGATGCGCATAAGGCGGCTTTGGAGGCTGTTCGTAACATTTCCTAATCTATAAGGAGGTGTTAAGTGAGTGCTAATCTTACTACGCTTAGCGATATTCTCAAGGAGTACTACCTTGGGCCGGTTGCTGAGCAGTTAAATAATGAGGTTCTTCTTCTGAATCGTCTTGATGCGCGTTCGGAGGATTTGGTTGGTAAGCGTGCGTATGTGCCGCTTCATCATGGTCGTTCTACTGGTGTGGGTGCGCGTGCTGAGTCGGCTGAGTTGCCGTCGGCTGGCAAGCAGGATTATGACAAGGCCGTGTATGATCTGAAGTATCTGTATGGTCGTGTTGAGGTTACGGGTCCGTCGATGGCTAAGACGAAGAATGAGGCTGGCGCGTTCTTGCAGGCTCTTAAGTCTGAGTTGGATGGTGTTCGTAACGATCTTAAGAAGGATCTGGCGCGTCAGGTGTATGGTGCTGGTGACGGCGTTATTGCTACCGTTTCTTCGGCTACTGGTGCTATTTCTGGTGCTGATGTTACGCTTACGTCTAGTGAGGCGTTGCGTAAGGGCCAGATTTATCCGGGGATGAAGTTGGATGCTTATACGGCCTCGTCTACTACGAAGTCGAATACTTCGACTATTGTGGTTTCGTCCGTTAATGTTGATACGGGTGTTATTACTCTTGCCGCTAATGCGTCTACCTATGGGCTTGACGCTGGTGATGATCTTGTTCGTCAGGGTGTTACGCAGGTTGCTGCTGCTGAGGGCAATACTTATTCCTTGTCGGATGAGGTTGATGGTCTGCGGCGTATTGTTGCGGATGCTGCTACTGCTTTTGGTGGTATTACTCCGACGGGTGCTAACTCGTGGTGGGATAATCAGCGCGTCGATGTTGCCGCGGAGAATAGTGGTACGCTGACGTTTGGTCTTATCCAGCAGGGTCTTAATAAGGCTCGTATTGCTGGTGGTATGCCGACGGCGATTATTACGTCGCTTGGTGTTCAGCGTGAGTTCTATAACCTGTTCGCCAATGATGTGCGTTATATTGATCCGGAGTCGCTGAATTATGCTCAGGGCTTCTCGGCGCTGTCGTACAATGGTATGCCTGTTGTGGCGGACATTGATGCGCCGTATGGGAAGATGTATATTCTTGATGAGTCCACGATGAAGGTGTTCTCGGATCAGGATTGGCATTTCCTTGAT